TATATCAGCTGCAGATGTGTCATTGATAGACATCTCAACGATAACTTTTGAGAGTTCGTTATCCATAAGATTCATTCTATCTCATCTCCTATATTAATTAAAGTACTGATTCTGTATCTACTTCATCTGGTTCAGCAGGTGTAGCTGATATAGCTGATGTAGCTGATCTCTTAGCAGATATATGAATTCCTTTTCTTATGTTTTTATTTTCCTTTTCTGTAGCCTTAACAAGTGATGTAGTGAATGATACACACTTTTTCTGATAAATGCTATAGCTTCTGTTGAGCTTCTTAGCAATACTGTTAATAGTTTCAATCAGTTTTGGTGTACCTGTCATTTTTTCGCTGAAGTTGTCAATATTAACATTGAGAGACTCAATAATCTTGCTAGCCTTTTCAATAGGCTCTGCTTCTTTAACAGTCATAAGTACAGCTAATATGATCTTTTTGTCATCATCCTGTCTGTTCCAACCAGTTTTAGCGGCACTCTTCTTAGCTGATTCAACAGTTTTCATGAGGTGTTTAAAAAGATCACGGTAATCTTTATCTTTTGATGAACTGATTATATCGTTAAACGTATATAACATCTGTTCTGATGGATTCTTACCTGTGCCTACACTGATAAGTGTATCAAGTTCGCTATCCAATCTAAAATAACTGTATGGGTTTGAATTCATTGATGTTACGTTGTCAGCAAATTCTTCATATATTGACAAAGTTACTAAGAAACCGCCGAAACAGTTTACGATAGCATCTCTGTCAAAGTCCATTACTGTAATGCCACTCATAGAATCAACCTTTTTAATAAATCCATTAAGTTTATTTTTTCCGAGTAGCCAGTTGAAAAAGTTCAATATAAGTTTACCAATTTTCTTTAAGAAATTCAGTATAGCTGTAGCAGCACCTGATGCAGCTGTTTTGATTTTGTCTTTAACGTCTGATACAGATGCTTCCTGTACATAACCAAATTCAGTAAGTGGTACATCTGTGTATTCAAGCAGGAACATCTGCTTCATATAATTGTTGATGAGTGATGTCGCAACAGCACATTCTGAGAGAAATCCTGATATTTCTATATCAGCTGCAGATGTGTCATTGATAGACATCTCAACGATAACTTTTGAGAGTTCGTTATCCATAAGATTCATTCCTTTCAAATTTACACATATATTTTATATGTGATATTTTTAATTATAATAGTATAGTTATATTTTGATTCTGTTATACACATAAAATTTTAAGATATTATTCACGCATAATAATCATCCTTTTACATCTTTACATACATTGATAATACATCATTATCATCACATACTAAAGTAGCATATGTTGTTTTTGTTATATCAATACTGTGTGGAAGTTTAATTATAACATCTAATGATGAAGATATGTTAACATCCCGAGACTTAAAGTCAATTGACTGGAATATTGGTGATACTATAGTAATAGTATCACCATCGTTTATAGTTCCACGTGTTAATATCTCACATCTCGAAGTATGTGGTATTGACGCACCATTACTATGGATTGTCATTTGAATTAATCCTTAATTGTGGTAATAAGTGAATAAACTGAATCAGTGAATCCCTTAGTGATATTATCACACATACCGCTTACATTGTCAGAATATGTTCTGAGGTTTTCACCTATATTCTTAACAGCTTTTGTCATCTTCTTGTTTTCACAATCATTCTTACAAAGCTGCTCAATGTTAGCAATAGCTGTCTTCTTAGCACCGCTGCCGCCGAGTGTGCTAACAACAGCTTCGGATATTACATATATTACATACAGATTTGCACAGAGTGATTCAATATCACCGGCTTTACATAGTTCTGTATAATGTTTATCCTTAGAAAGAGCTTCCATTGTGATAAGTGATGAACCATCATCAAGAGCATCAGCCATAGCTGCAAATGATTCTGATCCGCCCTTCTTAGCATATGATTTTTCATATGTTTTGCTTATAATATCATCATTAAATACATCAGAGATATCAAATCCATAAGCATGAAGGAATGATGTCATACCCTTAACATAGTTCTTACCAATTTTATCAGCAGCACTTCCTTTAAGGAATGTAGCTCCTTCTTTCATTTCGATCTTTGATTTAAATACTCCTGCTCCACCCTTTTTGTCGAAAACGACTGCTGAAAATGGAGTAGCAAATGATGACATGAAGTTTGAACCATCAGTATTTCCTTCAACGCCCAAAGACTTGCCAACACTTCTTATAGTCTTGATATCCTTAGCTGTATTAGCTTTGATCTTCTTAGCAGTTGAAAGTATAACATCATAAAGACCTTCAAGGCCTTTCTTAACAGCTGTGCAACCGAGTTCACATGCCTGATCTGATTCTGTAGGCATACCTGCATCAGCAGCCTCCTGAATTACATTAAGAGTTTCACCTGATTGATTAGCTTCAACAATCTTAACTGCATATTCAAATGTATAAGTCGACATATCTACTTTACCGCGGGCTTGTTCGATATATGGATCCTGAGGTGATGCATCACCAGCAACAAATTCAAACATTTGTTCCTTTATAGTCATTTTACCCATTATAAAAACACCTTTCTTTTTTTAATTTATTCTTTACAATACTGAGCATAATAAGAGCCCCCTGATATTATACTCGTCATGTAATTATCAATGTGTTTTGCATGTAATTATTTTATTCAATAGATTTATATTGAATCATGCGTTGACATGTATTTTTCATACATATTTAATGCCAAGTCTTTGTGATCATTAATAATCGCTGTCTTTAATGATCGTTTTTGTATACCCGTTCTTCTGAACGCTGCATATCGAGGATCATTGTCATTCTTAGCTATGACTAATGACACAATTGATACTATTATTTTCTTTATATTAGTATCAGTGAATTCGATATTGTTTTTATAGTCCAAACCGTTTTTCATGGCTAACTCTTGAAGTTCTTTATTTTGTTTAAGACTTGCAAGTAGTTTATCAATTATAGGAAATATCGTCGATTCATCCATAATATATCACACCTTTCAAAAAAATAAATTCATTATTATGAACATTATTTATACGTGGTGGGTTTATTGATATTTCCACCACGTATATTAATAGTATAAGGCTAAAATGGTAACAATAGATCAGATATTATATCTTCCATATCTTCTGTACATTTATCATCACCGCTGACTACAATAGTATCTTCATCAAATATTTCATTATACCTTTTTGCTTTAATAATATTTGATATATTTTGTAATTTGGACAGAGCCGTTAGTTCAGTTTTGTCATCAACATAAATATGTTTTGTATATGTATTGACAAAATTCTGAATACGATTGGCTAGCATCTGTAATTCTCCTTCATTTATTGTTTTTAAATTATTATTTGCATATATTTCCATTGACAATCAACCTTTCTATTTATTATTTTAATATGAACGATTTGGTATTATCATTATAATTATATAAATATGGAGGAATAAAATTATGTTTAATTTAGAAGATTATCAGATTAAGAAGGTAATAAACAACCGTGGAGATGGTATGTATTTAATGCCTTTATATGTTAATATAGACGGTACTAAATACGCGATAGATGAACTTAATAAAATTAATCAATTATGTGAGTCATCTCTCAAGATTGGATATGGTTCTATTATAAGTTATAAAGATATATTTTCTATCGATTATAATTTTATATCCAATCATTTCTTCAACATACATTTTTGGCGTCCCGATGATATTATTGATATTAATGATACTTTGCCTTCAGATACATATGTGTATTTTGAAACCGCGTATCGTGATATAAATAATATGGAAATATATTCTTTTAACAATGAAAGACAGAAAAAGTTTGTAGAACAAATGAATGAGATAACGGAAATGATATATGAACGTGTAAAGACGATATATGATAAATACAGACAGTCTTTGGTTACTGAATAATTTCCTATTATTTTAAAAATCCATATATATATTATTAATATGAATAGAAGAGAGTAATGTACATAATTCTATTTAATAAAATAAAAAATAATAAAATAATAAATAATAATATTTAAAGTGTATCTAATTAAACCTTATCTAGTCAATAAGGCGATGCACATTGAGAGGAAAATAATTATGAAAAAGTATGAATTAGTAAAGGACGATACTATTACTATTGATGACGATATAAAACTATATCGCATCAAGGCATGTAGAGAATTTAAGTCGGGTTATAAAACCGTACATGAAGGTGACTTAGGAGGTTATATTCAATCTGAAGATAACTTGAGCCACGAGGGAAACTCGTGGATATATGACGATGCTAGAGTGTTTGGCAATGCTACAGTATTTGGTAATGCTGTAGTTTTTGGATATGTTCATGTGTACGGTTATGCTCGTGTGTACGGTAATGCTCGTGTGTACGGTAAAGCTCGTGTGTTCGGTCAAGCTCGTGTGTTCGGTCAAGCTGAAGTCTATGATAAGGCTTGGATCTATGGCGATTCTAGAGTTTCTGGGGATGCCGAAGTGGGTTATAATAGATCCATTAATTCCATGGATCTATGGTAATGCATCCTCTGGTGATGAGATAATAAAGGAACCACATGAATGCTGAAACTAGTTTCAGCATTCATGAGTCTGGGTAACGGTAATTTTTAATTACCGTTACTCTCCCTTTTGGGATTTTCTATTATTTTATTTTTTGTATATATATGATTATATTGGTAGAGATGAATAATATAGAAAAATATAAATACATAACAAAATTACATTTAGAGAGAAGGACATAATATGAACAAGGTAAATGCATTAGTAGAAACAGCAATATTAGAATATCTCGATATAGGTTTGCATGTAGAAGAGATATTCAAATTAACAGGGTTATCAATTACCAAGATAAAAAAGATAGCTTTTGATAATGGGTTGACAGCAAGAAGAAATGATACACTTAAAACCCGTGTATCAAAACGGGAAGAGGATGAAATGATAAGATTATATGAAATGGGATTAACAATTGATTTTATTTCATTGATACTGAACAGATCATCCCAAACTGTATCAATACATTTGAGACAAAGAGGCTGTGACCCTAGAGGATCGTATAACAGGATCACTAAGGTGAATGACCAAAATCTTGATGTATCCATCAAGAAAATGATTGAAGGGATATTGACAAAAAGAGATGAGGGACATAATATGAAAGAGAGAACAGAGATAACTATAAAGAAGCAGATTCTTCTATTCATGTTTGAAGATTCATATACAGTTTACTGTATGAATCGCCAAGTGAAAAAGGAAGAAATAATGGATAAAGTATATCATCATATGCATAAGAAATTTGCATATGTTGATATATACATACGCAACATCTTATACAACAAATTTGTCAAGGTGTTGAAATGTTCCACAAACATATCACAAATTAAGTTTGTGATATCCAGAATAAAGGTAGCTATACTTGATGATGTTGAAATCGTTACCCATCTATCTGCAGAGATAGACAATGCATTATCTATTGCTTAATATACATATTTTCAACGCCGGATAATTCCGGCGTTTATTTTTTTATTCATTACTATATTATGGACAAAATACTAATAGTGAGGTGATATAATAATGAGAAACAGAATGTGTCCGTTTTGTTCTTATGTAATTAATGACAAACAGAAATATTGTAATCATATCGCAACGTTACATAATGATCAGATACCATACGATTGTGAACCTTTAGAATATGCATATTCTATGATGGTTAATAAACCAACTGGAAGGTTATGTACAGAATGTCATATGAATAATGTTCACTTTAATCAAGAAGCACTTAAGTATGAGAGACTATGTGATGATCCTAAATGTCGAGAATCATACGTTGCTAAAGTTAAAGGTCGTATGAGAAATAAGTATGGTAAAGAACACTTACTTGATGATCCAAATGTACAAAGAGATATGGTTGACAAACATCCAAACTCAAAGGACTTCGTATGGGATGCTAAACATGTATTCAGAACAGTTTCATCATACGAAGAAGACTTCTTGATTAAACTTAAATCATTAGACTGGTCTCCTGATGATATTCTATTACCATCTCCACATACGATATACTATAAGTGGAAAGATGGTTCAACACATTTCTACATACCAGACGTGGAAATAATTTCATTAAATTTGATCGTTGAAATCAAACAAGGGAGCTTTAATTCGTCATACATGGAACACAATCGAGAAATAGAACAGCTTAAAGATAACGCTGCTCGAGTATATTGTAAGAATAATGGAATGCATTATATAAAGATTCTCGATAAGGATTATGAAGAATTTATGTCTGAATATGTAAAGTCCGATTTAAATCAACCTGAATAATTTTTTGGAGGAATAAAGAATGACTAAATATGACAGACCAATACCTCAGTCCGGAGAAACTTATAAACATTTTAAAGGTGGATATTATACTATTATATGTATAGCAATGCACACTGAAATCAAAGATGATGAAAAGTGGATGGTTATTTATCGCAAGATAGAAGATATTAATTGCGATAACCCTTTCTGTCGACCATTATCAATGTTTATGTCAGAAGTTGATCATGAAAAGTATCCTGAGGTTACACAAAAATACAGATTACAGAAGGTGAATTGAAATGTTTGACAAACGAAAGAAGATACAAGATTTAATAGAGCTGGTTATGTCTACAATAGATCCAACATTAATAAACGATAAGAAATATCGTACAATGTTTCAAACAATGAACGATCAACAATTTACTAGTTGGATAGAACAGTTCTTGCAGAATCCGAAGAGTAATCTGCGTTTAGATATTGAAGAATTTGGTGACGGTTCTCGTGTTCTTAATTTCGATAATGTTGAAAAGGCTGCACAAAAAATTGGTATTGAATTATTTGAATATGTTTACGTACCACATGTTTCTTCTAATCCAGATCATCCGATCCGTACTAAGAAGAAAGTACTTGTTGGTCACTTAAACATCAAGCGTCCTCAACAGTTGGTTGCTAAGAAAACTGGACTGACAATGTCCGATACAGATCGTGATGAAACATCAGGTGCAGCTAAGGGTGATTCAAAAGGTGGTAAATCTACTGGTATTGAAAATGAAATGCTGATTGGTTTAGGTGGCGAAGAAATCATATCTGAAATTCTAGGATCTCGTGCTGATAATGCTGCTGAATATGACAACATGTTACAGTCAATATCAGAGAATGGATCCGTCCGTCTTGAAGATATTAAGACTTCTACATATGACAAACCAACTTTACTCACAACCGACATGTTCTTTAAGGCTATGGGTATTAAAACAGATATCGTTTCTCCATCATATTATTCACCAGGTAAGATAAAGGAAATGATAGCTAAGTCGCCTAAGAAATAAAACTGAAAGGAGTATATATAATGCTAGATGAAAAAGGCATCTCATTGGATGAGATAAAGAATAAATATCCAGAATCATTTCAGTCGTTAGGATATGATGTTTTATTTGACGTTGATTCATCAAATAAACCAAAGGTAATATCAACATTTCAGTTATGTATAAATTCAATATTGACATTATTATTTGCAAAGCCGGGTAACTTTCCATCTATACCTGAATTGGGTATAGATGTAGAACAGTATTTACTTGACTATGCTGATAATTCTAGAATACCAGCTGAAATAAAGAATAAATTAGTTGATCAATGTAATAAATTACAAATCATTGGTATTGATATTGAAGTATTTGTTGATATCGATCAATCTGGTAATAACGTACTTGTGTTAAAGATTACAGGTACTGATAAACTCACATACGGTTCAGATAACAACCGTGTATTCATAGGAATAACATATGACAACCTCAATCGCATATACATGAAGCAGTCATATGTATAACCATAAATTTTATTTTTTGAAGGGAATGTTTTATTATGAAATGTAGTATTAAAGGTACGGGAATGGTCCCAATAGTTGGACAGCTTGCTCCAGTATTTGATTGTGATTTATCAGAACTTCAGATGCTGAAAATGCTTAACTTTCCAAAATTCAGCGTGTATCAGAAATCTTCAGGTCTCTTGGTTACAAAATCAAATTATAAGAGCTTATTTAACAAAGAGGTTTCAAATCCTGAACCTGTAGAAATTGTTGAAATCGCTCCAGAGGTATCAACCGAAGAGACAATTGATGAACCAGTTGTTGAAACAGAATCAGAATCAGTTGTTGAAACAGAAGCAGAAGCAGAATCAGTTGTTGAAACAGAAACAGAAGCTGAAGTTGAAGATACAACTGATGAAGTTGTAGATGAGGAAGTAACTGAACCAGCAAAGAATGTCGTAACATATAACAATAAGAAGGCTAAAAATAAGAGATAAGTGAGTGATTAGACATGTTCCTAACTGAATTTGTACCGTCTGAGGATGATGTTAGAATCATATTTGAAACAGCTATTAATAATCCTAAGTATAATGGATTTAGAGAAGGCATAATAGACCCGATTATAGCTAAACTTTCAACTCCTGAGGGACGTAAGAAATATGTTGGATATGGTGATGACTTCCTCGCGGCTAATTCAGATATGCTTGCTAAGGAATATCCGACAAAAGCAGTTACGTTTCCGAAAAGATATGTAGATGATATAATCTCATTATTTGGATTTACTCTATCATCATTAAAGGAAGAAGTAACAAAAGTTGCAAAGAGTGTTAATGATTCAGCATCGTTCAAGACTATAATTAATACGCCAACCAATGTTATCCATACTATTGCATTATTCTATTCTGATATGATAGGCAATAGATTATTGAGAGACTCAGCTAAACAACAGATGGGACTCACAATATACAATCTCATGTTTAACAAATATTTCGGTTCTGTTTACTCAGAAAGCGTAATGGCATATACATATATGAATATGTCGAGGACATGGGGAATCGTACAATCTGAGAATCTTGTATCATGGGTTGGTAATACGGTTGATACCTCTTACGCATTCTGGAAAACATCATTGTCTGTTAATATGTCACCAAACATATTACTGAAGTTTTTAAACCGTGTAAGAACTTCATTCAATCAGAATATGCGACATTTGAAGAGTGAGTTTACTAAGAATCTTCAAAACGGTAATTTGATTGGTGGAGATTTAGACGGATCTGAAGATTATGTTGTGACATCAAACTTTACTGTTGTCAGACAGAATCTCATACGTTTAATTCGAACGGGTGATACAATTTATTCATCAGAAGGTGAATTGTATAAAGCTATATCCCGACTTAAGAATGTTAAATGTCGTGAGTTATTCGAATTGGCTCAGAAAGTTGATCCAAAAGATATAGGTACTATTATGGATGCTATATTCTATGTGTTCATAAACAAAGAAGGAAATGATATGAAAGATATAAATTCTACATTATACATTTCCAGAATAACAAATATGCCGACTGCAATAGATCGAGCTATCGCTGGTAAACCTATTATATTACCTTTGTCAAAGAAATATAAAGTTGATTCTTCGATTATAAAGGCTTATATATGTTTAGTAGCGACATATATCATGCAACGCATCGGTGATGCAAATAATAAATAGAAAGGTGTGAAAACAATGACTACAAACCTTAAATCTACCCAAACAAATCCGTATACTCTATCATGTTTTATACAGGAAGCAGCAACATATTCTGAAGTAGAACCAGGTCAAGCTAAGATCAAACGAGCTATAAATGGTAATCCATATTGTGTATTCCCAGCTTTATTACAAACATACAATGTGTATAACCGTATGAATCGTATGTATAGTATGAAAAATGTTCAGGATAAAGTTGACAATGATGAGAGAATCATCACACTTGAAAGTCAAAATAAATGGCGTGGTGAACTTAATCATCCGAATGCAGATGTCAAAGGTCAGGTATTATCCGATATAAGAATGACAATACCTGAACCAACAAAGTCATCTCATTTTATAAATCATCATAAGTTTGAAAATAACAGGTTTACTGCAGAAATCACAACACATCCAAACTCAGAACCAGGTATTCAAGTTACATCAGAAACAGTTGATTTACATATTACACCTTCATTCTCAGTCAGAGTATGTGGAACAATGATTCCGAACGCTCCTTATGGAACTCCGAATATTAATGTAACACGTGTAATTACAGTTGACTGGGTCGACTTTCCTTCACATATTAATGCTGATGGAGATATCCGTAATATTGTCGAATCATATGCTGTTGAAAATTATGCTAATGCAGTTTATCTTAAAGAACTCGCTAAGTACTGTGTTGATCAGAATGAAAAACTGAAAATAGTATGTGAATCATTCCAGATATCAGCAGAAGAATTAATGGGTGTAACTACCGATGGTTCATTGATGATTCATCAACAGGATTCATCAAAGATCAGAATTCCTCTTCCATCAGAAATAAGAAGAGATGCTATAAACAATTTAATGGGAAGGAGATAAATTAATGAAGCAGATAATCATAAAGAAATCATATTTTGACAATATCAAAATAGTATTAGAATCATTAAATGATTTTTTTTCATCTCAATACAGACGTAAAAACTTTCCTGTTATTGATTCGGAATTTCAAATTGATTCAAATCTGGTTCATATCATAAGTTGGCTCAATAATGTTGAGCCGACTATGATAGAAGACCAATCTAAAATTGAGGACGTTATCAATCAGATCAATGAAGCTGCTGAAACGGTTGATGATGAATCTCCGTTTAGTAAATTTATTGCTGATGGAAATACAGCAATAATCGATAAGGTTAACGCTTTTGTCGGTTATAAGATTCTTCAATTCATAGCAGATAACTTCGATGATTTCTCGAGACTCGTCAATGGTATATACACATTTGATATGTTTTTAAATCCATCCAAATTATCAGATGTAATTGACAAGTTCTCAAAACCAATTGATGTTTCTGAAATTGATAAGATGATAGTTGACGAACAGTTCATAATGTTTTCTATGGACAATTATATTTCATCTGTATTTGAATCAGAAGATATAACATTCCCTGAAGAAATTGATTCTAATATTGAAACAACACGTATCAAGTCATTACGTGATGCTACAGATATTACAATTGTTATTGATGATCGTGAAGATGCATCAGAAGAGATCAAACAAGAAGCAGCAACAGAATCTTCCACCAGTCAACAAAAACCAAAGCATATTATGTATGACCAATCAGGTGGTATGTTTAAGATTTCAAAGCAGTGTGAAAAGGCTGTGAATGAATTTATATCAGGACTTGAAAAGGTTGATGATACAAAGGGTTTACTCAACTACTTTAAGTCTATATCTGAAAAGGGATATGCAGGTACACTTGCATCATTTATGCATATACCATTTGTCCTTGCAAAAGTATTTGCTAATGATTCAAAATATCCTACTGATGATAAACAAGAAATGAATGATATAAAAGATCATATGAAGCTATATGAATCTATCAAAGACAAGAACAAAGGTGCTGTTAGATTCTATAACTATGATCTATTTTCAACATTTAAGATTGACAAGAAAGGTACTATAGATTTTCTCAGAAACTATTTCAATCTTAATCTTGTAAATGATTCATCTATAACAGTTGACAATAATACCATACTCACGATATTCAATATATATGATTCACGTGTATATTTTGATGCTTTATATGATCTATTACCAGATAACATTAAGAAATCAAAATATCCAACTGAAGATGATTTTGTTAAAACTATCCGTGGTAGATTAAACAAAAACTCACATGCTAACAAGATATATGAAACACCTGATGAAACTCCATCGGATAATACTATTGTAACATCTGATACAATCTCTGAATATACTTTCAAAACCATAAAGAATATGGGAGAAATTACGATGGAAGATATGCAGTTCTGTGATCAGTATGCTCAGATAGTACATGATGAAATAAGAACTGCTAATGACAGGGTATATAATCTTGGACTTTCTCAGATTGAGTTAGCATCATATGTCGATGAATCATATAAAGTATTTTCAGAAGGTGTTATTGCAGATCTATTTAACAAGCATCGTGAAAAGAAGGAAAATAAAAATATTGAAAAAATTGAAACCAAGTTAGGAATTAAACTTCATGAATCTGTGAAGAAATACAATAACAAAAAGATTGAATCCGACTTCTTCAATTTATATAATTTCAATGATAAATATATTAAAATATATAACAAATATCATTATGAAGACAAATATCCGATTGGTCAGATTTTTTGTTCATACGATGATGGTGACGATTTTATTGATGATTGTGATGTATTTATGGATGATAATGGATATGTCTATACTAACGCTTATTCAAAAGGCAGACGAAAGGTTGAGAAGGTTTCAGATACACTTGACCAGTTCATAAGCACAGTTGATGATAAACCTGTATCTATGATATCAAGTGAGACTGTAACTGCTGAAACATCAGCTATTCAATTCGACAAGAATACGAATAATGAATTTGAATTTGAATTTGATGTTAAGTTGAAACCGTCTGATTCCAATAGTTGTACACTATTAGCATTATACCTATATGATGCATTTTTACATGACTGGAGTCACTTCAATGATGAAACTCTTGGGATACCAGATAAATTAGCCGATATGATCGATTCACCTTTCACATGGGAAAAATTTAAATTCATAGATATTAATGTTATTTCATCAGAGAATGAAACAAAGGTTATTTATTCATTTAAATATGATGGTGAAAAATTTGAGATGATTGAAACTTATAATGAAAACAAATTGAGTTGTAAGCCAACATCTAAGATTACTAGACTTGATAAATCTAATCGTGTTGTTGAATCAACAGGTTCAATTCCATTAAGACTTACAGCTAATCATGTTGTTGAATCATATGTTCAAGAGGTTGAGGTTGGTGATATTCCTGATTATATGAAAAATCGTATACAAATTTCAGACGTTACTTCTGATGGTTTGTCAGTAACTGATGTTACATTACCACCTGATGTTCCACGTAATCCTATAACTGACTTAACTGAATCTATATCAGCGAAGATCAATAATAAGTCAAATGATATGGATACTATGCTTGGCTCAGGATATGAAGATGAACATGAAAATGATTCATCACATAAGGATGCCAAAATAGTATATAATATCACAAATAACTATAGTAATTCTTTTAATAGATCAAATACTGATAATTCTACAGGAAAAACTATAAACACGGCTAATATCAAAAATAGTGATAGAGTTAATCATAAACATGATCGTGATAAGAATAATTCTAACGCTAACAATAGTAATAATAGCAGAAGAGTTAACTCTGAAGATACTAAGGTCAATAATTCATCATCCGAAGAAGAAAGAATGTCCAATGGATATACTTTTGAACAATTGATGATGGTATTAGAAGCCGAAGAGCCCCTATCTAATGAGATTCCGGATGCTAATATTGGTAAACCACCTAAGCCAGACATAATGACTCGAGCTATGGATGTTGATAGGAAGACTCTTCCTTTACAGCAGAAAGCAAAGAGATCTGTACAAAAAGTCATTAATACTAAGGATGCCGTTGTTAAACCGATAGGTCGAACAAAAAAGTGGTTAACAGATCTTATTGATACACTTATTAAAAGAGATGAAGACAAAGTAAAAGCTGAAATAATTGAAAATCCTTCATATAGGACTTCGTTGTATAAAGCAATGAGAGTTGCTGTTAAAATGGGTTTGGTTACTACAGCATTTACAATATCAGGATATCTTGGTGCTGCTGTAGCGACAGCAGAGGTTGCTAAGATAGCAGATAAACAGCGACTCAAGAAAGAAGTTCAAAATGAGTTTGGTGCTGAACTTCAGATCTTAGAAGACAAGATTCGTATGGCTGACCATGATGCTATGTATGGTGATAACAAAACAGAAGCAAGGAAATCCAAATGGCAGATGATGCGTCTAAGAAGTAAGATGCAACAGATTGCCGTAGCTACACCAAGTTCGAAGATTAAACATCCTTCGAACGTAATATAATATCAAGATAAAGGAGGCTTGCTGATACGTATGGAGAATAATCTTTTCCGTATTATTATGGAAGCAGAGACCGATGATCAGTTACAGTCGTTCGATGGTGGGACAGATCAGGGATCACAGGAACAACAGATGAATCCTCCTATGGATTCAGCGGCACCTGAATCGGGTTATCAATCGGATCCACCACCATTAAATGATGATTCCGACATGGGATTTGAAGATGCTGGTGGTACCGATCAAATGCAAGAAATTGATGAGACGGATGGTTCAATTGACAATGAAAAAATGTCTGTGAAAACATCCAATTTGTTAAATCAACAACTGTATGAAAAATTATCGAGTAGAAATAGTGAGATTGAAAAGTATATTGACAGTATATCTACTATACTTCCAATCATACCGTTCGAGAACACAGATGTAAGTGATAAGTACATACAAAAATTAAGAGATGCTCTCTATATAGGTCAAGATTATGCGATCAATAATTTTAGTAATAAAGACTATGGTGAAAACAATACGTTCTACATAAAACTTGATCAATCATATTCTTTGATATTAGATGAGCTTAATATGATCCTTAAGAAAATTAAATAATAATTGAAAGGTTTGATACATATGTCATTCACAACTACAAAAAAACATGAGTCATGGTTTACAGAACAGAAGAGTTTCGTAAATGCAGCTTCTCTTGACGAAATAAACTCAATCCGCGATGGTTTTGATAACAAATTGGAGACTGTTGTAAAGGATATCAGTACTTCATTTAAAGGTGTAAACGTACTTACACAGCCAACAAAACTTACAAAGGAAATCATCACTGAATACAAGACAGAGTTACTCGGTCCTATCATAAGTGATTTCCTGAATTATCCTACAACTGATTCTGGTGAAAAATATCATCTTGAGCAGGTTGCTAAGCAGCTTGAAGAAGCTTGGGATCAAAAAGCTGAATCATTCATCCAGGAGTCATTTAATACTTCTCAGTATATGCCGCTTTCAACTCTGGATTTCCCAGCACTTGTTAAGCAGTTTATTGCTTTCTTAGGTAAGGATATTATTCCAATCCAGACAGCTAACTCAACAAATATCGAACAGCGTATAATCACCAAGTATCTTGTAAACAACCAGACAGGCGAAGAGTACGAGACACCTGCTATTTACTACAAGAAAGATACAGATGGTACACCACTTTGGAAGAAGATATTTAATGCAGGTAAGGGTTATCGCATTAATGACAAGGCACCGATTATGCTTGCTGACATACATGCAGCCAATGAAAAGAGATACAGCTTATTCAATCATCTTCTTGATGATGCTGGTCAGCCACTTGTACTTACTCCAAACCCACGCAACCGTCTCTCATATGATATTTCAATTGACTATGTTCAGGTAAAGAAGGATGATAATACATTGGTTAAGGTTAAACTTCCTAGAAATGGAATTCAGATTGACCTTTCAACAGGTGGAAACTTCATCGGTGGAGATATCAGAAGTACTGACAGTCTACAAGTTATAGATCCTGTAACAGGTGCAGCAACAGGTGCAAAAATAAGCATTTCTGATAAACTTTCAGGTACTGTTGACTTCCTTAAGGGAACAATCATGGCTTCTTCATGTGGTCCTATCGTTGGTATCTACTGCTCAGGTTACATGTCAAATGAATCAAATATGAGAACTATTGGATTCCGTGAATATCCTGAAATCAGAAGATTCCTCATCGGTGACGGTGTACGTTTCTTCTATCCATTCACAGCTGAAGATATTTCTGAAGCTTCTGCAAACTTCTCATTCAATCTCTATAACAGAATCGTTCAGGAAATTGTTACATCAAATGAAATGTTTGAAGATGAATACATTGTTGATACACTCCTCACAGACTTCAAGAAATATGATGGTCAGGATAGTGATGCATTCAAGCTTGAATCATATGTTCATACAGAAATGGTTGACCTTGATCCAACTTCAAGAGTAAATGCATTTGCCGGCGATCCTTATAAATACATGACATCTGCTATCGACAACGGTATCAGATCAGTAATTTATGAGCTCTGTGATAAGGGTAAACTTGACGGAATGGCATTTGTAATCTTCTGTAATCCTAAGGCTGCAAGACTTCTTAAGGAATTTGCAAACTGGACAGTTCAGAAGAGTTCAACAATGGGTGGTGTAAAAATGAACCATGCATTTGGTATCATGACAGACACTGATATTCCGATCAGAGTTGTATCATCTTCACGTATTGATGCATATGTAGAAATTCCTGCATATCAGGATGGTGCTAGTGAAGGAGATAAGAGCCGTGAGCTCTTCTACCAGATCGTAGCTTATCCTATGGATCCATTCCACATCACATACAAACACCTCCGTTTTGCACGTCATATCATCAACTCACCAGAGAATGGTGCTTATCAGGATGCAATGAACCCAGGTGGTGCAGCAATGAATGTGATGACAACATCACAGTACAAAACAATCAGCATTCAGGGTATCCAGGGAAGAGTTATACTCAAGAACTCTACTCTTGCTCCAGATTCAGCAGCTGGTCTTATCTCATAATAAGTAAAAAACAAAAATACATTATACGAGTGGGGAATGCCCCCACTCGTATTTTATATTTTATTTAATTCTATTAGCAAATGTTTCTATCATTGAAATAGTTTTTCTTGCTATATATTCTATGTCCACATCAGGGAAAGTATCACAAACCTTTGTAATTATTTCTTTCATGTGGTCACTTTTAATAGTTTGATTTCTTGCTAAATTAGCTTCCGTAGTTATTGTGTCGGTAATTACAATTTCGATTAATTTTATTTCATCTACAGTAGGTTGATGTTTTTTATTATTCGCCTTTTGTATACTTGAAAATAAGGACGTAATACGAACAAAATTGTTATTGATGTCATCGTTCATATTGTCTATATGATCATTAAGTATTTTTACTTGTCTTAATAACTGATGAATGATGAATGATTGTTGTTTTACCATGTCCTTTAAAGGATTAACAATAATTACACATACTATAATTGATGTTAATATTGACATCATGACAATGATTGGGAAAGCTGTTTCAAATGAATTAAACATAAAAATATCCTCCATTAATAATTATTTTGATTTATGTAAAATAGTATTATACATTTTTAATAATACTATATAAAGAAAGGAAGTTGTGTGATGAATAACGAATTAAAATTAGCAAAAGAGTTCTTATCAATGCGTAATTATGATATGTTAAGTAACATGGCAAACATAATCAACAAGCATGAGAGTAAACAAATTATTGTTACTGAATCAGCTGTTGACTGTCCACGTATGTTTGTTGATGAAAAATATGTCACTATATTATGTCCATCTGATGAGGAGAAATTATATACCTGTGAAGGGGCTGTCGCTAATGCAATAGTTAATGGTACTATATTTGATGATGCTGAACGAGTTACCAATACAGCTGAATATATCAAGTCAATAACTATACCATGTAAGAGTATCGGTAACATAGGTAAATATACGCCAGATGTTATTGGTAAAGTATCGACAGCTATTATTTCACCAATCAACAATGAAGGTCGTGTTGAAATTTGTGATGCTGACGTCACAAATGGTTTTAAATTCATAAAGGATTTGTCATCGATAAGTGACTATAAAGATCATAAACAGATTAATGATATAATCGATAAGTATCTTGGTTGCGAAGACTCAGATTCAGAAAGTTTACCGAAGGGCATACACAAAGATGTTATACAAAGTATACCATCAGAGATTGATAGTATTAAGACGGTTAAACCTGAAGATATATTAACTGTTGAATCATATACGGAAGTTGAATGTGATGATCCAGAGGATATTATTCAGGAAGGTTTCCTTTCTAAACGTCCAAAGAAATTAAAACCGTTACCACGTGATATCATTGCATATATCATAGGAGAATTAAACAATATACATGATTCAAATTCACAGGCTATGATCGCCGGTTACACATGTTCTAAGTTAGAACTTGTAGATTTCCATCTAACATGCCTTGATACTAATGATGATCGTTATATCGTTCCTCATTCACGTGATTATCTTGTTACTATGCAGAAGGAATTAAACGAATTGCTAGCAAGGATTTTGAAAGTAAGACCAATTAATCGTAACGACAGAGTATGGAGAGTAAATGTAACATACCCAGATGGTTATCAGGGATAATAATATAGGAGGTAAATGATTATGTTAAAACGTCTAACATCAATAAAGTCATTTGTTACGAGCCAATTTAACTTGTTTGAAAAAGTGGCTTCAACTGAGAGTCATAAGATAAGTGTAAACGCTCAACAATATATCATGTTGAATTATAAAAAAATATTTAAAACCATAATCGAATACGTTGAAGGATATCAGGATATATACGATAACGAACCGGATAAGGCTAAATTATATGGTGATAAACCTATTGGAACAACCAAGAAATATTTTGATTCTATGTTTACTGATAAATCATTCAAAGTGTCTCTTGATCTGCGTAAAGTACAATCAGTATTTACTGACTTCCTTGAAGGATCAAAATTACTTCAAAACAAGCTTGATATGTTGAGCAGACCTGATATAATTAATGGCAATCGTCAGCTTGAACAAATATTGATCATGTGTGATAATCAGTATAAAAAAATATCAAAGGTTTGTAAAGATGATATGAATATATATTTATATCTAATGACAAAAGACACTGATGGTCCTACAACTAACATCTCAATGGAACTATTAAAAACACATAAGGATTCATCAACACCGGTTATACATACCTGTTCTGTTGAAAAAGCATCAGAAACAAATCATATATAATATATAAGCCCTTATAAACAGGGACTAATTTTTTGGAGGAATCGAATTATGAAAAGAATAGCAACATTCAAAAAGGTACCGTTTGAACAGTTTAAAAATGATTATCTTGATTTGGTAAATCATGTGGCTTCGGACAAAGAAATACTTGATATCTATAATGATATCAAATTACCGGTTAGAGCCACAGAAGGTTCAGCAGGTTATGATTTCTTTGCACCTAAAGAAATCATATTGACTGAAAAAGACAGTGTAACAATCCCAACTGGTATATGCGTTGAGATGGTTGAACCAGGATGGGTTCTTAGTATCTACCCGAGGTCAGGTCTTGGTTTTAAATACCGTGTAGCATTAGATAACACTGTTGGCATTATTGATTCTGATTATTATTTTTCTGATAATCATGGTCATATAATTGTAAAAATGCACAAAGGTAAACGTTCTTCTCAGGTAACAGTTGAAAAAGGGAAAGGATTTGCTCAAGGCATTTTTACAGAATTCGGTATCACAACAGATGATGTTGCGACCACTAAACGTAATGGTGGTTTTGGATCAACATCTAAAACATAACTTAGAAAGGTTCTGATTTAAATGAGTAGTAATTCACCATTAGTAGAAGTAACAGGATTTACAGTAAATTGTAATAAGCCTCGTAATCATGTAATTGATAAAATCACATGGCATCATTCAGCTGGTGTCATTAAGTGTGAAAGTTTTTTCAATATGACATGTGATCCTAACAGAGAAGTATCTGCACAATATATTGTAGACTGTAACGCCCGTGTAGGATTAAACGTTAATGAATGGGATCGTGCATGGACGTCTTCATCACCAAGCAATGACAATAGAGCAGTAACACTTGAAATATCCAACTGTGCGGTTGGAGGAGATTGGCCTATATCTGATAAGGTAATGAACAAAGCTATCGAACTTACAGTTGACATATGCAGGCGTAATAACATAAAGGAACTGGTGTATACAGGTGATGAAAGAGGAAACTTCACATTCCACCGTTTCTTCACTGAAACAGCATGCCCTGGACCATACATATTCAATCGTGCAAATGAAATAGTTGCACGTATAAATGCACTGCTTAAAGGTGGTAGCCAGGTTGAAGCACCTGTTCTCGTACCTAATACAGGAGATATTAAAGCTGGTGATGTTGTATCTATATCAGCAGGTGCAACATATTACAATGGTAGAGGCATTCCTGAATTTGTTATGAACGACAAATGGTACGTAACACAGGTTACCGGTGGGGATCGTGCAGTTCTTGGAAAGAATGTATCAGGTACACGTGATATTCAGTCACCTATATCAACAAGATTCTTATCATCTAATACTAAAGTTACAGAACCAACCAAGCCAGTTGTCAATAACAATAATGGAGTAGTATCAGTCGGATCATTAATCAAATTATCAGATAACGCTGTATATTACAATGGTGCTTCGATTCCTTCATGGGTTAAGGGTATAAAATGGTATGTTTGCCAGATAAACGGTGATAGAATCGTTCTTGGTAAGGATGCTTCAGGTAAGTATGATATCCAATCAGCAGTATCAAAACAATATGTAGTATCAGATGATATTCAAGTACCTAAATCTACATCATATACAAAGGCTCTAAGAGCTTCTGATGTAATCTATCGTAATACAACAGGTAATGAAGTAGCAGGTACAGTTGGTAAGGATGGAGTATATACAATCGTAGAAGAAGTATGTGATAATGGATTGACATACGGCAAACTCAAATCGGGTGCTGGATATGTTGTATTATCAGGTACACGTCCAAATACTGAAATCAAAGTCGGTGACCGTGTAAAGGTTCTGTCAAATAAACAGTATAATGGTAATACATTTGCTGTATACTGTGATGTTTATTATGTTCTTGAACGTGACGGTGATAGAATTGTTATTTCATCAGATAATAAGAATGTCACAGCAGCAGTTAATGTTAACAATCTACAGAAGCTTTAATCAATTGATAGTTATACGGGGGCTAATGCTCCCGTATAATTTACTTTTTTACATTTATATTATTAATTCGAAGATAGATGTACTATCTAAAAATAGAAAGAAAGGAATGATGAATTATTGGCTATGAATTCAGAAATTAAATTTGATAACTTTGAATTTCAGGAAGGTTCACTGCTGTTTGATGTACGATACTATGAAAGACCGGAATGCTTGGAAGTTGTATACAGAGATCCAAGTACAAACCAACTTGAAGTATCATATAGAAAACCAATGATCGATATCTGGTTTGTTAAGAAAGAATTTCGTACATTTGAATATCAGATATCACAGATAGAAACTGACAAATGTTATCCGGTATTTTGTAAGCCTTCTCAGGTATCAAAAGTAATCGCTGAAAACTGTGGAGGCGAATGGGCTGAATACTATGAACGTTACAAATCTGAAATAAGACCTGATATGCTGAAGAAACATATGTGTGAGTGCCCATATGTTTTTAAAGCCGACTTCATGCCGGATGTATATTTTCGATTACGTTGGTTAAAGAGATTTGGGTTGGAATGCGACGTTTCACAAGTAACATACTCTCTAATGGATATAGAGACTGATGTACTTGACAGAAATATCGACATGAAGAACATTCATGCAGCACCACAACCGATCAATGCGATTACATTAATATTACCAGAACAGAAAATATGTGCTGTTCATATGTTAGGCCCAAGAAGTGAATCACAAATACATCCAAAGTTTCATGGTTTATTGAAAAAGCAAACAGTTGAATATAATTGGATCAAGGAACATCAATCAGAATTCAAACGAATGATTGTTGAAGATGATAAAGAAAATGCAATATATTTAAAAGGATATGATATACGATTATACATGTTTGATTATAACGATGAGATCAACATGATTAAAACAGTCTTCGATTATATTAACAAATACCGACCGATGTTTTGTATGTCATGGAATGCAAAGTTCGACCACAACTATTTATATGAACGAATAAAATATCTTGGATATGATCCTTGTGCGATCATTATACCGCCTCAATTTAAGACTAATAAACTTTATTATCGTGAAGATCCATCCCCTAAGGTGGTCATAAAGACTGCTACCGACTGGTGGTTCACATCAACATATACAGTTTATATATGTCAGATGCGATTGTTTGCCGCTATACGAAAATCACAAAAAGAAAAACGTTCATATGGATTAACAGATGTTGGATATGACACAGCAAAGATTGTCAAATTGACAGATACTAAAACGGGTTCATTCCGAGAATTCGCATATACTGATTATATCAAATTCATAATGTATAACATACGTGACGTAGTTGTACAGCTTGTTATAGAACAAACCAATTCTGATACCAAATCACTTGTATCCCGATCATATATGTTTGCAACACAATTTTCAAAATGTTTTAAAGAAACACATATCGTACGAAACATGAGAGAATACTTCTTTGAAGAGTCAAAATGTGTTCAAGCATGTAGGCTGTTAATTGAACCAGGTATTGATACAGCTTTCCCTGGAGCTTTTGTAGCACCAACAGAAAACAATGCACCTACTGGATATATTCTGAATGGCAAGAAAATCAATAACATAATTTATGGTGCATTAGATGCTGATGCTACAGCATATTATCCATCATCCAAGATGTTGTGTAATATGGACCCAATGTCATTGATTTATAAATGTAGAATAAACAATGACGAATTCCGTTCAGGTAGATGTATTAATCGTTCATTCAATCAAGAATACATCTGGTATGATAACAAAACTCCACCTAGACCACATGAGGTTGATATGGCTGGTCCTATTAATAACTCATTTAAGAACAAAAATTATGGATCATTATTATACAATTGGCATAATGCTGCTAGCAAAACTGATTACTTTAAGTATATCGACGAAAATCTGAGTATAACTGATTAAATATAAACAAAGGAGAATAAGTAATGACAGAAAAAGAATATGATATCGTTGTTGATGAAAAGGACATGGGTGAATTAATAATAAACTACATGCAGCTATATGGTATAAACATTAACTTACAGAGAGCTATTCCAATGGTACAGGATGGCTTAAAGCCGATAACCAGACGTATAATGTATATTATGTATAAGCATTTTCGTAATTCAAAGGTTAAAGTATCTGTAGCTATGGGTCAGGTTGAAACAATTCACCCTCATGGTGATTTGGGATTAGGTGCTATATTTGCACATCTTGCACAAACATTCTCAAATAATGTCACATTATTATCTACAGCTGATACAGGTAACTCAGGAAATATCGTAGCAGGTAATGACTTTGCTGCACCAAGATATCTTGAAGTAGTTATGTCTAAATTTGCAAAAGAGGTATTGTTTGATGAATTTGATGGTAAATCAAATATGATTTTATCATATGATGATTCAACGTATGAACCACTAATATTACCGGCTAAATTTCCATTAATATTGTTAAATGGTATTGCAGGTATAGGATATACTTTGGCTACTAACATCCCACCTTTCAATCTATCAGAGGTTGCAGATGCAACAATAAAGTTATTGAAGAACCCACAGGCAAAAATTCATCTTGTTCCGGATTCACCAACTGGTTGTGATATTATCGAAATGAATGAGAATATGTTTCTCATGCAGTCATCATATGAACTCGACCATATTAATTATGTAATCACTATCAATAATACACCATACATGCACTTCTTGGATGATATTGATGAGAGATTACGTCAGATTCAGTTGTCAAATAATCCAATAAAAGAAATTATATCAGCTGATGATGAATCTAATCTAATCGAAGAACAGTTTAAGTATGTCATTAGATGTGTACCATGTAACTTGAATAATGTTGTTAATACATTATTCTCAAGAGTTGCCGGCTTCCGTGGTTCTTTATCTACAAGAAATATGGTTGTTGTTGATAAATTCCAAACACACTATTATGACACGAGACAGATATTATTAGCATGGGTTAGAACACGTCTTGTTGGCAAAAGAGAATGGTTACTTCGTGAGTTAGTAGCTAAGACATCGGCATGTAATATGTTGGATGGAAAAGCCTTTATGTTATCAGAAGCTAATCTGGAAAAGACAATTCAGGTATTTAGGTCATGTAAATCTAAAGCCGATATAATTCCAGCTTTGGTTAAAGCATATGAAGGTCAAGTAACATCATCACAAGCTGATTATATATCTGAACTTAAGATATATAGTCTTACATCAGGTGAATATGATAAAACTCTTGAAGATATAAAAGCTATTCAGAGTGATATAGAAAAGATCAGGGGATTAATTGAAGATCCTGAACTTATTCGACAGGAAGTAATAAATGAGATTAAAGACATAAAAGCCAAATACGGAGTACCGAGAAAGTCACGTATTCTTAATCGTTCTAACAATGAAACAGATGTAGTTTCAGTTGTGCAGATACTTGTTGACGGTTCCTTTGTGTTTAGTGAAACAGAAAATCCGGAACATTTATCTTCAGATATTACACCTGTATGCGGTGATGTATTATTGGTTGATGAACTTTCACATTTCATATGGATATGTACAGATAAAGTACAGACAGGTTCTCAGATGACAATGACTTCTGTGGGTAATAAGAATGTAAACTATGGTAAATGTATATTTGCAACAGCTAACCAATCATCACTTATTATACTATTGACAAACACAGGTAGAATAAAGTGTATGCCTGTTAGTAGTATTGGTATCTCCAGAAAACCATTAATGTCACTGTACGAAGATGAATATATAGTTTCTATCATAGAATCATCTGATGTGGATGATGAGTTACTTATATATACATCAGATGGTTTGGGTAAACGTATACTCGTATCAGATCTAAATAATGTATCATCATATGATGCAGTGGGTCAGCAGATAGTTAAAGGATATCAGACAGCTGGATTGTTTATACTAAATAGAAACAAACCTCTGTTATGTTATGTAACATCACTTGGTAAATTACGTGTAAATCAATCCAAATATCTATCAACAGTTAAGAAGTTTGCAGAACCAGTACCTATAATCAAGCTGTCACCTCAAGATACATTGTTATCAGTCTCTTGTGTTGATAAGGCGAATTCAATTATATTACATCATGCTGATTCCAGAATATCAACAGTCACAATTGATTCGTTAGATGTATCAACAATGTCAGCGGAACCAATCCGTCCGAAACATGTTCCTTCAGGAAAGATCATACGAGCTTGCATAGGTCGTTAAAACATAAGATTTATATCAATGGGGTATATTAGTATATATACCCCATGTGTATATTATTAGAATTGAGGTGGTTTAAATTGTCACAAGAAAATGGTTATACTGTAACTGTATGGCCAACACATATTACAGTAACACCTGGATCAGAAGCATCAGACTTGTTAGATCCTTTATTGAACCTTCTTCAATATGAAGATGACTCTGAAGAGGGCGTTAAAACATTGGGGTATATGTATGGTGAAAGTGAAGATACGTTATACCTTCACAAAGGAGTTAATCTCCAATATCTCGGTAAGCTTCTACAAAATGTAACATATAAATACGAAGAACCTGATAAATCAAAACCTATGAAGTTTGAATATGAAGAGATATATCCTCCACGAAATAACAAACAACGTGACATAATCGATTTCATATCAGGTGTAAATGGTCATGCTGATTCTGCAGGGGAACATCAGATATTTGTAGTTGCAGAACCTGGTTTTGGTAAAGCTGAACCTTATTCAAGAAAGATACCTTGTTCAAATTCTTCATGTGGTTGGAAGTTAATGGGTGATCTTGTGCCTGGTGATATTATATTCGATCGCACAGGTAACACAACAATTGTTACAGATATATTTGAACAGGGTATGAAGGATGTATATAAGATAACATTTGAAGATGGGCGTACAGCTGAATGTTGTAAAGATCATTTATGGAGTGTTAAGACAAGTCAGTATGGTTTCAGTTATAAGATTATGAATACCTTGGAGATATTTGATGACTTAATGGAGTATCAGCATTTATATATTCCAAGATGTCAACCTGTTCAATATAATAAGAAATATTTACCAATTGACCCATATGCATTAGGTGTATTATTATCTATATGCAGATTAACAGCTGGATTTCTAACACTAGCAACAAATAATATCAAAGTAATTCAAAAGTTCGCTGATATCATGGGTTATGATTATAGGTTAGACATGCTTAGAGATTCAACATATGTTTTCATGAAAAAAGGAACAAATGAAATGGTTACGACACAAGATGCCATATATCCATTATATGAAAACATAACAATGTTGTCTAATATGTCTATACCTGATTTATATAAGACAAGTGCTGTTGAGGATAGACTTCAGCTGATTCATGGATTATTTGATTCATCATCAATATCAAGAAAAGATATATTATCATATAATATATCATATCATTCTTCGTCAATCCAACTTGTAGAAGATATTCAATATATCTTATTTAGTTTGGGTATATCATCAAAAATTAAAACAAATGTAAAAGGTGACATGATATATACTTATATTCATAAACTTGAAATGTGTATAAAACATTATGACTATGAGAAGATATACACCACAGAAAGTAAAAATTTATTAAAACCATTGCAAAAACTTGAAGGGTTAAAAATTGTTAGTATTGACCTCGCACGTCGTCAACCTTGTCGGTGCATAAAGGTTGACAATGATGAACATCTGTATTTAACTGAAAACTTCATCGTTACACATAATACATTCTGTGCATCTGTAGGCCTGTGTAATAGGAGAGTAAAAACATTAATAATAGTACATCGTTCATCATTAGCTGAACAATGGATTGCATCTCTGATTAATATGACAGGTATGAGCTCGCGTGACATCAGAATGCTAAGTACAGAAGATATGTACATGGCAGCACACAATAAACATGATTTCGATAATGACATTTATATCATGACGCATCAAGCATTCCGTATGGCTTTAAAGAGGATTGATGATATTAAACTTTCTAAGAAAATATTTACTAATCTCCATATCGGTATGAAAATAATCGATGAAGCACATCTTGAGTTCAAAAACACCCTAATGATAGATTTTATAACTAATATTGATAAGAGTCTGTATCTAACGGCTACGGATGGTAGATCCGATAAAGACCAAAACAGTATATTCAAGCATGTATTTGCTAATACATTATTTTATAAACCATCGTTATTATACACTGAAAACGGTGAGCCACGAAAATGGGTTGAATATGTATATGTAGCAATCAGCACAAACTGTAGTCGAGGTATATATACACATCGAGTTGACAGTGGTTTAAGAGGAATGAATGCAGCAACCTATGGAAGATGGGTTATTATGCGAGATAAGACCCAGCAACATTTCAAGGTGTGTTGTGAGATCCTGCGAATGATATATGAACAAGATGATCAAGCTAAAGTGTTCTTATTTATGCCACTTATAGAACTATGCACTGAGATGGCTCATTATATTCGTATGACGTTAAATAACGACGAATCATTTGGTTTGGAATTGAATGTAAAGACAATACATTCTAAGAATACCAAATCGGAAAATGAAAATGCTAAACGTGCAGATGTTATTGTATCAACAATAATGTCAACAGGTACAGGTACAGACGTAAAGGGTATAACCGATATCATTTGCTGTTCTCCTTTCTCTTCTAAGATTACATGTAAACAAGTATTCGGAAGAATAAGATATTGTGGTAAGAAATGTCACTATTTCGACGTGGTTGATCAATCTGTGTTCAAGGATAAAATATGGGCACACAGCAGAATGAAGTTCTTTTCACATTATGCTACCAATGTACGAAGAATGGCATGGACAGATGAAGATAAACCAAATACAGAACAAGCTGATTAATTTCTATTATTTGGATATTTAGTATATATATCATTAATATGAAATGGAAAGCAATAATTGACATAATTTAATGGAGGGGTATCAACATGAATAACATGAATAAAATCAAGACAGAAACAGCGACAGACGTCGTTGAAAGAATCGCATACACTGATAGTATGATATCAGTAGTAAGCATCTTATTCGCATTAATAATCACGAGTAAATCTGTAGGTAAAGCACCTACGACAGTAACGGCAATATTGACTATCGTCATTGCATTTGCAATGAGTTCGGTAGTCAGTTTCTTTGTAAATAGATGGCTATTATCAAAAGCCATTTACAAAGAAGAAAAATAAATACATTAAAATACACCGGGTTCTCCCCGGTGTATTTTTTTTATTAATTTTGTGGCAGACTCTCATATGGACACACAAATCCAAACAGCCGATATTCGTAAAAAGGCGTTCACATTTTAAATAAATGCGAACGCTTTTCTATTTATATATTGTTTTAAAAATTATTAACCGATATATTTCTTTTTCCATTTCTTCTGATACTCAATAGTTGACTCATCGATATTAGCATAATCAAAATTAGTCTTAAATGTCCCATTTTCATCTAACATAATAGTTATTACAGACCATTTATCTTTTTCATTTAAGTCATTACGGACAGTAGCTATCAGTTTATCTATTGACATGAACGCTTTAACAAGTTGAGACCTGGAAAATTGTTCAAGTGTATAACAGTCTGTATATGTACCATCACCAAGGTCAATATAATACTTCATAACATAACTTCCATTAGTTGTATACGCCGCATAGAATATTACTTTTTTCCACTTTGGAGGGAGAATTTCTTGTAATACATCAACTATTTTCTGATAATCTAGCTCTTTCATTATTTACTCCTTTCCATTTGGGAAGATCCATTGATTGGTTCTCCCCG